TCTGAGTGTGCCTGTACCTGCATCTTGTATAAAAGAATTACTACCATCATGGTAGATTTGTAAATCGTCTCCTGTGCCAAAGATGGCTTTTTTGTTGTCATCAAAGTTTGCCGAATTGAATCTGACATCTATCTCTGTACCAGTAGCACTAAAAATAGCATCAAGTGCATCTAAATCTGAGTTTATAGATACACCCCAAGTGTCTTCAGCACCACCAATCTCAGGCTTAATTAAGTTTAAATTTGTTGTGTTTGTGTCTGCCATACTATGCTGCCTGTTGTTTATCTAATTCGGTCCATGTAGTTGCAGCAGCAGTTTGTGGAGTCCAGGTATCAGCAGGTACGGTTTGATCGGTCCAAGTATCTGCGGCTACTACATCGTCTGTCCATTTTAAACCACCAATAGCGTTAAAGCCACTTGTTTGAGCAATGGTTAATTCAATTTTAAAGATAACTCCGCCAATCGCTACAACGGTAGCGGTAGCAGCAGCGGTAGCATTACCTAAATGTTTGAAAGTACCAACTGCGTTGACACTAGCAGTAGCAGCGATAGTTGCTTGGGCCTGATCTATTTGACGACCAACAGCGCTAACTCCAGAAACGGCTTGAATCGTAGCACTAGCTCGATCAATTTGTGTACCAATAACATTTAAATCACTGGTAGCAGCGATAGTTGCTGACCCAACAATAACTCCAGTTAAAATACCAGAAACACTACTGGTCGCATTAATCGCAGCTTCCGCTTGATGCGCTAAATCGTTATATTTGGATCTACTATAGTAACCCTGGTTGTAGCCGATACTGGCCATGATGTTATGCCAGAGTTATATCTAAGTCGCCTGTATTGAATCGAAATACATCGCCTGTGCTGACAACTTTAGAAGAGTCTAAGTTTGCATACGCTAATAAATTACCACCAGATGAAGCATCTAAAATACCAACCGCTACGACTGTACCATAACCTGCTGTCGCAGTAGGATATTCTATAGCGCCAGTATTACTAGCAGTAGTTGGATTAGTACCTGAAACACTAAAAGTTCCTGTTTGTCTGGCATAAGCTCCGCCAGAAACTTCTGTGCCACCACCTGTATCGGATGGAGCTACAGTGTATAAAGCCACGTGCAAAGTGGATGGTGCTGTAAAAGCACTACCAGCAAAAACATGGTTTAAAACTTTGTCTTCTAAATAATCACTAAATCCCGCCATTTTTTACCTCTAACTTTTAAAATGATAAGTTGTTTTATGAGCCTTACCATAAGTTCTTCTTCTTGGTATCAACGAACCTTTACCAAATTCAGCTCGTTCTTGCTCCATTCTCATTTCCTCTAAAGCTTTTTCAAACAGTTGAGAAAACATTGATACACGCTCGTCTTCCATAAGATAGATAGAAGCGTGTTTTAAACATCCATATAAATAAACGTCTGGATGTCCAGTCGATAAAAAGTTGCTAGTATTGGTACTGCTCAACGCTGTTATCGAACCGTAATATGTTAATTGTAATGTATAACTGGTGTCAGGTGTAGGTGCAAGTTCCATTGTATTATCAACTAATGCAAAAAATACTGGTTGACCAGAAACATTGTTATTAGCTTTTCTGTAAACATCCAATGATTCAATTGATTGTTGTAACAATGGCGTAAAATCACCTGAAGTTATTTCGACATTTATAGCTTCTAACCAATCGGTAGGTACAGATAAATATTGACTGTCAGCAGTTGCCGTAGCTCTTTTAACCATTTCTTTGGTTCTTAATCTTCTATTCAATTCACCTTCGGTTGCATCAATAAAAAAATCTAATTTAGAAGTTAAATCACTTCTATTTAAAAAATCTGCAATCTGTGTTTTTAATTCAGTATAAGTCATACTTTACCTTGCCATGTTCTAAACATTTTATTCTCAGGATCGTTTAGCCATCTTTTCATTTTAGCTTTATCTTGCGCCCAACCCTCTCGAACCATTTTTTCATATATTACCATAGGAATCTCTGCGCAGTGTCGCATTTCTTTGCCAGGCACAGGATTTAATTCTTTTATTTTTTTAACGTGATCTAACACGGGCGCTACGTTTTGTTGTGTGTGATAAACAAACTTGTCGTCTTCAGTAGCAAACTCGCTAATAAAGTTTGTTTTAGTATCTATGATAGTACGTCTTGCCATCTTAAAAAAGAGGGGTGATTACTCACCCCCCTTAATTAAACTTATGATGTTGATAAGTCGTAAACAGCTCCATGAGCAGCTTCGTTGCTCACTTCAAGGCCGTATTCAACCACTAACATTTTAGTCTCAGCATCACCAATAGTTGAGATGTCAATAGTTTCAAAATCTCTAAGATAAGAAACTTTTGCGTACTCAGGATCTAATAGTAAAGCAGTTCTAGCTCTACTTCTGTTTGAAGGAACTACTTGTAGTTCTCCAAAATCACCAGAGTAGATAGATACAGATGCTTCAATAGTGTTTGCATCTACGAACTGTCTAGCTGAACTTCTACCAGTAAAACCAGAAACAACTGATTTGACATGAGGCCCAACTACTAATAGTGAAGGTTCTGCTCCATTTGTGAAACAAGCTTGTTGCACAGTTTTAACTAGAGTCTCAGTGATTGCTCTCTGAGTTCCGTTAGTAGTAGAAGCACCACCACCACTGTAAGCACCACCTGAACCGATAGACTTGTTAGTAGTGATCCAAGTTTCAAGACCACCTGTTTGTCTAGCAGTTGTAGCGTTACCAGCATTTTTCGCATTGTTTTGAGTCAAGGCTTCTTCCATGTCTCTTTTCAACGCTTTAGCCATAATAGCTAGTTGGTGCGCCATTTCACTTCTTTTACCTGCGGCATCAGAAGCATTTTGTGAGCCAGTGACAGTAGCATCTCTGCTGCTAATCATACATACATTGCTCACCCTAGTTGTAGCAGTTGAAGCTGCTCTTGAAAGTTCAAAACCTTCAAGTTTTCCAGTTGCACTTGGAGTTGGCAAGGTTTCAGTTTGCCAATCGAATTGCACATTTTTTACATTGTTTTTACCAATGGCACTCATAACTGGAGTTGCTGTAGGAGAGATGTTGTAAATAACATCACTTAATTGTTCTCTATCAGCAGTCGCAGTATAAGTATCAAAGGCATTTGTGACTTTAGCCATTTTATTACTCCTCTGGCTTACGCCAGAATTAAATTATTTGTTCAAATACTTTAGCCGCATCTTGCACTTTGCCTGATTTAGCTAATTTTTGTTTCGACTGTTTTAAAGGAGTTGATTTCTTCACTTGATTGACTGTGCCAGGTCGAGCTACTCTTGCTGGTGCTTTTTGTGTTGGTTTCTTCTTAGTTGCTTTTAAAGTTTTTTCATGCAACAAAGAATTTCTTAAACCTAACAAAATGCGATAGTCATAAACTTGATCCATTTCTTCTGGCGTGAATCCTAAGACATTAATGGCGTGATCCCTAATGGCTATTTTTTCAGCATTTGCTTTAGCTGAATCTTGCCACTCAGGAACTTTTTCTAACAATTGTTGATTACCGTATTCAACAAATTCTTTAATTTGTTGTTGCTGTTTAGAAACTTCTTCTTCTTGAAGTCTTTTCTGTTCAGCTTGAGTAGCTTCTAATTGTTTTTTCTTATCGTTCCAAATGTCTTTTTCACGAACATAAGCAATTGGGTCATCGTCATAAATAGCGTTCCAATCTGGTTCATTTGCCAATTCACCTTTCAATGAGGTTTCAAGTTTAGGCAATAATTCCTTATAAAGTTCGTCCTTTTGCTGCAACTCTGCTTGTTGGCTTTCAATTTCTTTGCGTTGATTAGCCAATTCTTGAGTCTTGCGTGTATAGTCTTGCTGACGACTGTACCCGTTTTGGAGTTCTTCGAGGGTAACTTCAATCTCTATACCATTTTGTTTAACAGTGTAAAGTTGAGGTTGTTCTTCCTCCGCCACTTCTACTTGATCTTCTTGCGACTCTTCTAAATCTTCTTCAAGATCCTCTTCTATTTCTGCTGCTTCAATTTCAGGTTCAGTTTCTTCAGCCATTTCTAGCTCTTCAGAAACTTCTTCTACTACTTCAGCAGCTTCTTCAACAGGCTCTACATCTTCTGCTTCAATTGTTACTTCCTCTTCAGGAGTCAAGAACGCATTAAATGCTTGTTCTGTTTTTTGCATATTTGTTTGTAATGCAATCGGTTTATCCGTTGTTGCCATTGTTAATTACCTCTTAATAATTAAGTGTTAATTTTAAACCAAAACAACAATAAAGCTCAAGGGTTTATGCTTTGTAAACACCTCTAAGTTTTTCTATTTGAGTTTTGGTTATCTTACCTTTCTCTACAATAATGCGGAGATGTTTTTCTATTTCAGGTAAAATTCTTATGGCTTTGTGTAAATTTTCACGAAAATCTACATTTTCATCGTTAGCAGATTCCCATTTATAAATATATTCTGCTCTGAGGTTTTGGACAGCTTCTTTAAAAACATCACTTTTTAAAATAAGTTCAGCTTCATTGGCTTTTAAAATTTCTTGTTGGGTAGGACTGGACATTAAAACATGGACCTAATTACTAGCGAAACTAATAAAGAAATAATAATACCTGCAATCCACCATAAACGCATATTATTAGTTTTTATCATTTCTTCAATTCTATCAAAACGTGCATAAGCATTTTTCCATCGCTCCCCACATACTTTTTCGTGAGTATCAATTTGATTTGCTATTTCTGAAACTGTTGCTCTAGGCACTTAATAACTCCACACAGTCGGTCTTTGTTCTTCATCAACCTCGGTAGCAATATCTAAATGAATAAATCTATTGTTACCTTTTTGGTTAACCCCAATGCCCGTAAATCCATAATTACCAGCATTGGTTATAATTTTATACGCTTGTTCCCTTTGACACAATATATCTACTGCTAAACCTTTACTATGCACTCCAGGTTCAGGCTTAATTATTTCAACAGGATGCTCTGGACTACGATAACCAGAGGTAATAACAAAGGGAAAGTCTAGGTCTGTGCGTAAAGCTTGTAAATTTTCCATAAGTTTATAATGAATACCAGCTTTACCAGTGTGCCGACATAAAAATTCTTCAGGTTTAAAATTAGGATAGTTTGACCAAACTAATGTTTTTTTTGAAAACATTGTTACTTACCATGCACTCCATGTTTTTTTTCATAACTTCTAAGTGAACTCATGCCAAGCATTGCCATTAAAATAGTGCTAAGTTGTGCAAAATCAAAATCAGGTAAATCAATTTGTGTACCAGTAGCAGTTAACACGGTCAGCAATAACGGTTGAATAATAAAATGGTACGCCATTGCTACTCCACAAGTCCAACCCACGAAGGGCCGCCAAGAATTTTGAAACCAATTCTTAGACTTAGCATCTTCTTTTAATATTTCTATTTGGGCTAGATTGGCCTGATGAAATAAAGTCTGGAGTTCGTGATCTAGTTTGGCTTGTAAGTCTTTGTCTTTAACAAACTTACCAATAATATTTGAAGCAGGTTCTATTAATTTATCAATCATTGTGAACTTTTTGTACTTCAAATTCAGCCGTTAAACTAGCTCCTTTGTGAGCCTTAAAACTACCCGTGTGTTTCATTAACTTATAAGTCTTACCAGACTTCATAAAGTGATAACCTTTAGGAGCTTTGACTTTTTTTTTCATTTTTTCTTTTTCTTTTTAGCTCTTAGTTTTTTAAAATCTGCACCAGTAATTTTATTACGAGGTTTAGCAACTCGAGCTAATTTTTTTTGTTTAGGTGAATATTTACTAAATGGCATAATTATTTCCTCTTTTTAGCTTTAGGTTTCATTTTAGTTTTTTTAGCTTTCTTTTTAGAATGATACATAACTACCTCTTTTTACGTTTTGGTCTTAATAAATCTGCATCTGCTTTTCTTGCACCGCCTTTGCCAGTAGCAAATGATCGCACACGACCTGCGGCCCATTGATGAGCAGATACGCCTGGTCGAGAACCAGAAGAATAATATGCTCCTAGCCCTCGTTTATAAACTTTACTTAAAGTGCCTTTGGAAATACCACTAGACTTAGCGTATTTATCAATAACTGCTTGTTTACTTCCTGCCACTTTTACTCCTTAATTTAGAAATTTTATTCATCATTGCTGGGGTTAGTTTGCCCTGCCTATATAGTTTAGCAGTTCTTTTAATTTCTTTCTCTCTAGCACTAGGATTTTTAGCACCTTTGACATATTTCTTAGGTACACCACCTTTGGTTTTAGCTACTTTGGGGAATTTGCGTTTCATGTTTTTTAAGTTGATTATGTTTTCTTAATTTTTGTTGTTCTTTTATTTTTTTAAGTTCTTTAGTCTTTAATCTTTTTATTTGTTGTTGTTGAGGTTTTACCATTTTACTTTATTTGCCCAAAAAGCAGCAGACATTTTACCTTTAGCAATATTTTTTGCATGACGAGCTTTAAATGATTTAGCTCTTTTAGTCATGGTTTTATCACCTGTTTTGCCTTGTTGACCAAAACGAATGGTTTTAATTTTATTGCCTTCTTTTGCAACCACTATATGAGATTTGGTTTTATGATTAGGAGTACGTTTGGGTTTGTTATACCCAGACACACCTGCTCTTTTTAATCTTGGATCTTGCATCAGTGGATAGCCTTTTCTTCACAATGAATTATCTCTGAGTCTAAACTAATTTCGGTATCGTAAACTAAACTCATAATATCTAAAGCTTCTTTTAACGACTTGGCTCTAATATCAAATCCCATATATACCCTATCATCTGCTAATACCTCTAAATCATAGAGTTTAAGACATGGGTTCGTCATTTTTAAATAATCCTTGCGCATTTATTTTTGCTGCTTCACGAATCAATTCACGATCTCTTTCCATAATCGCATTGATTTCAGCAATATCTACTTGCGTACCATATTTGGCTCGAAGTTCCGCAGACTTTAAACGAATTTGAGCTTCTTCAATGTCACGGTCACGGTCATCATCCATTATAATTTTCATACGATCAGTTTCCGCATCAATCATAGCTTTTTGAGCTGAGACTTGAGCTTTTTGCATTTCTGCTTGAGCCAACATTTCTTCAGCCGATGGCCCTGCTGGGGGTTGTGGTGGCAACGGTGGTACTTGATTGTTAATAAAACTTTGAGAATCTTGAAATCCAGCCATTTCAATCATTTTAGTTAGCGTATTAGCGTATTGTTGTAAATTTACTAATGGATTGCTTGGCCCTAAAGTTTGTAAAATTTGTTCTTGTTTACCAGCCAAGTTATTTAACACAGACATTTTTTCTTCGTCACTGTTTTTTGAGATGGCAACATTCACAACTACATCTTTGTCAGCATCCCAATATCTAGGATTGACTGGAATAAATTCATTGTTCAAACGAAACACATCTTCTGCTTCTTGATGTTTAATAACCAAATTATTTACTAAGGTAAACAAGCTTTTCATTCCGCCTTCAGCAAAGTGACGACAAATTAATTCAACTCTGCCTTGCGCTCCAGACATAGTAGCTGAAACCGCAGCTTTGGTGGTGCTTTGTAATGCTTCAGCATTTAATCCAGCACTGGCTTTAGAGACTCCAGTACGATTTTCTTTGGCTTCATCTAAATAACCCAATACAGGAAAAGCTTCTTTGCCAACAAAAGGCACAGAAAAAGGTTGCACCATACCAGGCGCTCTCATACGAATCGGTTGACCAATATCAGTGTTTAACACATCGTCAATATTTACTTGGCCCTCAACAACTCCCATTCTTGGAAAAATTGAATGACCTAAAGAATCTAAAGTGTCACGCAAAATTTGTGACTTGGCTTGTTGAATTGGAATCACATAATCGGCAGGACAAGAACCAATAGCGGTGTGTGGC